CACATACATATATTATACTTACTCTGTTTATCATAAAGTCAACGATTTTTTTTTGATATATAACTTATAATGCAAATAATCATCAAAAACGAAGAACAACTAGAAGGAATCCGCAAAAGCAGTCAGCTTACACGTAAAATCCTTGACATGCTTGAAGAACGCATCACTGAAGGTATTACAACCAATCAAATCAACGAATGGGTTCATAATGAAACCCTTGCCCAAGGCGCCTATCCTGCACCTTTAAACTATGGCCGCGGCAAAGGGCCTTACGGTGAGCCTTTTCCTAAAAGTGTTTGTACCTCAGTTAATGAGGTAATTTGTCACGGAACCCCAAATGAATATATTCTAAAAAATGGGGATATCGTTAACGTTGATGTTACTAATAATCTTAATGGATATTTTGGCGATGCGAGCCGGATGTATATCATAGGAGAAGTATCAGATTCTGTATTAAACCTAGTTAAAGAAACACGTAAATGTCTAGAACTTGGTATTGAACAAGTACGACCCGGAGCTACAACAGGAGATATTGGTCATGCAATTCAGTCTCATGCTGAAAGTTTAGATTATTCAGTAGTGCGAGACTTTTGTGGTCACGGAGTAGGTATCAAATTTCATGAAGCACCACAAATTTTACATTACGGAACAGCAGGTAACGGAGAAATCCTTCGTCAGGGAATGGTGTTCACTATCGAACCGATGATCAATATGGGGCGCCAGGAAATATGGATTCTAGCAGACGGATGGACCGCAGTGACTGTTGATGGTTCTCTTTCTGCTCAGTGGGAACACACTTTGCTGGTTACTGAAAGTGGAGTTGAGGTACTAACTGCCTAAAGTCAAGTATTTTTAATTTAGATGCTAAATACATAGATTTGACTTAGACGGAGAATTTTTTTTGACTACACAACTAATTGATCCAGCAGAATTCACTACTGCGGTCAAACTTCTTCGTTCCTTTTTTGACTCCAAAAATTTTTTAGAAGTTCACACTCAAAATAGACTTAGTATTTTAGCGGCTTGTGAAGATCCAACCACAGTTGCAACCTACGAATATAATGGTCAAATATGGCCATTACCTCAAACAGGACAGATGTGGTTAGAATACGAGTTGCTTACAAAACCTGATATAGCAGGTTGTTATTGTCTTAGCACTAGTTACAGACAAGAACAGAATCCTGTTGAAGGTAGACATGAACTCATTTTTCCAATGTTCGAATTTGAGGCGCCAGGTAATTTCGATGATCTATTAAAATTAGAAAACGACTTACTTAAACATCTCGGATTTAAATGTGATTGGAATAAGGCTCCATATAAAGATTTAGATTTTCCGGGTGGCATGTATCAAAGTGTATTAGCAAAATATACTGGTGCAGAATTAGATGCCCACCATGAGGAAGAAATGTATCAAGAATATGGAGATGTATTTTTCCTGACACATTTTCCAGAATCAACAAGTCCTTTCTGGAATATGAAACTTGGTGAAATGGATGTGAAAAAAACTGGCTTGCTTGCTAATAAATGCGATGTTATTATTGGCGGCATGGAAACCATTGGTAGTGCTGAACGGTCTACTGATGTACAGGAAATGAAACATCAATTCCATACAATTTCAGATGGTGGGTATGCACAATTACTATTTGATTTGTTTGGTAAAGAACGAGTGGAACACGAACTTTTTGAATTTTTGACACATGACTTCAAACCTAGGGTTGGAGGAGGAATAGGAATGACACGCTTGATTGCTGGAATGAAAAAAGCTGGGCTTATGTAATGCCAAAAAGTAGTAATAAGGTATTTCCTGTCTACCCAGGTGGACATGGAATAAATGACGTAATAGCAGAACTACAAAGGCAAGCACGAGAAATGATAGATGAGGAAAACTTTTATAAGAAATATGGATTTGCTAGTTGCTTTGAATGCGATGAAACATTTACAGACCTTGATGAACTTGCAGAGCATCAAGCTGAACATCTTATAAAAGAACGAACTCTGGGGTGACGAAACGGTAGACGTGATGCGTTGTTTACGTATTGTCCCTTTGCAGAGGGGCGTGTTGGTTCGAATCCAGCCCCCAGAGCCAGTTTGGTTTAAAAAATTATTTATCATTCGATAGATATTTTATCCTTTTAGGGCGTAGAGCCTTCAGATTTACATATTGTACTTATTTTATGCACCTGCCTTTTAAATAAACACATTGTAAACACATTCTTTGTTAAACATTAAAATATTTATAAAATGAATAAATACACTTTGAGAAGAATGTTATAAAATTAAGCATTTTATAGAGGAGATATATGGAAAATTTTACAGACGTTGCTTATATTTTCAACACCTTTTTATTAATTTTTTCTGGTTGTCTAGTTATGTGGATGGCGGCAGGCTTTGCCATGCTAGAGTCAGGATTAGTAAGGTCTAAAAATACTACAGCAATTTTAACAAAAAATATAACATTATATGCTTTAGCATGTATTATGTTTTATATAGTTGGTTACCAAATTATGTATGGTAACATAACAGATGGAGATCATTCTGGTATGAGTGATTTCTTTTTTCAGGTTGTGTTTGTAGCAACCGCGGCAAGTATAGTATCTGGAACACTTGCAGAACGTATTAAGTTTTGGCCCTTTATGGGAATGGTAGCAGTACTTTCAGCAATCATTTATCCTTTACAAGGTAATTGGACCTGGGGCGGCGGATGGCTATCTGAAATGGGTTTTAATGATTTCGCTGGCTCAACTATTGTACACTCCGTAGGTGGATGGTGTGCATTAGCAGGTGCAATTTTACTAGGTGCAAGACATGGTCGTTATAATGAAAATGGCTCACCAAATTTAATACCTCCAGCAAATTTACCATTAGCAACATTGGGTACATTTATATTATGGTTAGGTTGGTTTGGATTTAATGGCGGAAGTCAGTTAGCAATGGGCACAATAGCAGATGTAAATGCGGTAGCACAAATTATTGCAAATACAAACATTGCCGCCTGTGCTGGTGCATTAACAACATTAATTGCAACACAACTTATCTATAAACGAGTAGATTTAACTATGGTACTTAACGGTGCGTTAGCAGGACTTGTAAGCATTACAGCAGGACCTGATTATCCTACAATGGAATTAGCAATGGCAATCGGCATGATAGGCGGATTATTAGTATTAGTTGCCGTTCCAATGTTTGATAAATTCAAAATCGATGACCCAGTTGGAGCACTATCGGTTCACCTAGTTGCAGGTGTTTGGGGTACTTTAGCAGTAGGAATATTTAAAGATGATGTATCTTTTGCTACCCAATTAACAGGTGTATCTATTATTGGTGCATTTGTTTTTGTGTCGTGTTTTGTTGTTTGGGCAGGGTTAAAGTATACAGTAGGTATTCGACTTTCTCCTGAGCAAGAAATAGAAGGTGTAGATTCAGCTGAATTTAGTACGCCAGCATATTCACTTTCTAAAACTTCTGCAATATGGAAGGGCGAACAAACAGTAAGAGGTAAGTTAGCATAATCCATTAAATAGAGAGTATTTTTTAATGCTCTCTATTTTAAAAAACGGTTGACTTTTAAGCTATATATAGTATAATATATTATTAACTAAACACTTTAAAGAGACCGACCTATGACGCAAAACCACATTAAAGACAGGCTAAAACTACAAATTGCAATTAATGCACTTCTTGAACTTAGAGAACACGCAACATCTGGCTCATCAGAAATGTGTACCATTGATGCTACACTTGGTAACTTAGGTGTAGGTAAAAAGTTTATAAACACACCGCATGGTCTTTTCCATCAGTTTCCTACTAAGAATGTAATAAGCGAAAAAGTTATGAAAGCAGATAACTAAAGCTATTATAGATACTATTGTTTAATCCGTTCGAGGTATGATATTTCGATAAATATCTAAAAGGAATATGTTATGCCCCGATTGAGCCTTTGGCGTGAAGATAAAGGTAACGACTATCATTTTATAGATGGTGTTGTAAAAGAGCAATTTTTAGTAGGCGGCACCGGTATTTTAATCCACAAATACTTGGGCCCTCAAGAAACAGGGCCTTCAGATGATCCTTCTCAACCCAATCATCAAGCAAATGGTACTACAAACGAGACATCTATCCAAGATGTTTTATTCTTAGAAAATAGAGACAGGAAATACGACCCCGATATATATGAATTAAGAGGGCATTACAATGTTAGTGATAACGACTTTGATTTAACTCAATTTGGATTGTTTTTATCAAATGATACCATTTATCTAACATTTCACATTAATGATATGGTAGAAAAAATAGGCCGTAAGTTAATGTCAGGTGATGTAATAGAATTGCCTCATTTACGAGATGATTTATTATTAAGTGAACACAAAGAAGCAATTAATAGATGGTATGTTATAGAAGATGGAAGCAGACCAGCAGAAGGATTTTCCCCAACATGGTGGCCGCATATATGGAGAATTAAAGCAGGACCTATTGCAGATCAACGAGAATTCAGAGATATACTCGGTGACTTTATGGATGAAGATTCTATTAAAAATAAGCTCAGTACTTATGGTAAAGAATTAGAAATAACAGATGCAATATTAGAAGCGGCGGCAAAAGATAACGCAAATAATTCTAAAGATACTGCTCATCTATTTAATTATGATCCTGATAATCCGACATATGAACATGGCGAAACAATTCCTACAGGTTCGGCATTTCCAAACGATCCTAACCAAGGCGAATACTTTTTAAGAACAGATTATGTGCCAGATAGGTTGTTTGTAAGACGAGGCGACAAATGGCATAAAGTTTCCGATAATGTACTCAACACTACATGGGAAGGGCGGACATTTCCAAAAGCCAAATATTTTAATAATGAAGGTACTGCCTTGGTTGACGGCGATGAATATGAATCAAGACAACCACTTAGTGAAGTAATTAAACCAAAGACTGACGCATGAATTATTTTTACGATGAACAGATAAGAAAATATATACTACAATTTATCCGCCTATTCGGCGGGTTCGCTGTAAAAATGGGACAGAACGAAGTTGGAGAAGATATTTTTCAACGAGTGCCTGCACGATATGGCGATATAGATAGGCAGACTGCTCACATTATAAAAGAAAATTCTGAGAATACAATTCCTACTATACCTTTTTTAAGTTGCTATGTAACAGACTTATCCATGAATGCTGATCGCAGACGTAATCCAGCATTTGAAGATACAGTTGCAGTATATGAAAAGAAATATGACGAAGAAACCCAGGCTTATACTAGTGAATTAGGAAATAGATATTCAATTGAACGATCAATGCCTGTTCCATATGATATGACTATGCAAGTAGATCTTTGGACATCTAGTACAGAACAAAAATTACAATTAATGGAACAAATACTTGTTTTGTATAATCCAAGTTTAAACATATATACTTCAGATAATCCGTTTGATTGGAGTTCGCTGTCGTATGTAGAATTAGCAGATGTAACATGGTCGAATAGAACTGTACCTGTTGGTACTGAAGATGAAATTGATGTTTCGAGCCTTACTTTTGATATGCCAATTCATATTAGTCCTCCTGCTAATTTAAGACGGCAAACACTTATTCATACTATCATAACTCAATTACTTGAAGCAGACAGCCCAACCGAAATGGCTGAATTTGAATCATCTGGTACCATTGCTGATGCAACAAAACAGTGGATAGTAGTTACACATAATGATTACCAACTTCGATTTGTAGGCACTACAGCAACATTATACACAGAACAAGGATCAACGTCAACAGATTTAAAATGGTCAGATTTATTTAAAGCATATGGTGGTGACGAAATAAACATTGGTATTAGTCAATTACGATTGCGAAAATCAATTGATCCAGGTAGTACCGCTGGCGATGTAATTGGTACTATACAATATGGTAGTAATGACAATGAATTAACTGTTACATTAGATAATGATACGTTACCAGCAAATACTGAAACGGCTATTATTGGCATAATTAATCCGACATTAAGTTACCCAGACGATGGTACACTTGCCGCGGCGGCTACAGGACAACGATATCTAATAACCGATACTGTACCGATTGGCGGAGCATGGGGCACAATTGGAAACGGCAATAAGAATGATATTATTGAATATAATGGTAGTTCTTGGGTTGTAAGTTTAGATACAAGTGTTACCTCTGATACCAAATATGTTGTAAATACAACAACATCAGTACAATTAGAATGGACTGGCTCTGAATGGATAAATTCCTATGAAGGAACATTTAATGCTGGTTTTTGGCGAATATTCTTATAATAATAAGGTTACATGGAGGTTAAAGCATCTGGATGTATTTTTCTCTCAGTTTCTACTGGAAGAATATTACTCCAATTAAGATCAAGAAAAGTTAGTCATCCTGGTACTTGGGCGTTCTGGGGCGGTAAAGCCCATAAAGAAGAACGACCTATCGAAACATTATATAGAGAATTACAGGAAGAAATCGGAAATGTGCCTGCCGTAGTAAAAATATATCCTCTGCATCAATACAAAGCCAAAAATAATAGTTTTTTTTATAATACATTTATTGTAGTTGCATATAAAGAATTTGTACCTATATTAAACGACGAATCATCGGGATACTGCTGGGTTGATATTGGTAATTGGCCGAAGCCATTACACAATGGAGCAAAAGGTGTATTATATAATAAAGGATTAGTAAAAGATATACGTGCTACTTATAATATGGCTATTTCAGAAAAAGAAGATACTGCTTCTTGGTGGTGGGATCTTAAAAAATCGTTGTCTAATCGACGTTCATAATTATTCTTTCAATAACGGGACAAACTTACAATT